ACGAACAACTTCGCCGTCCATTCCGTGGAGTCTGCTATCCGATTCGAGCACTTGAAGGCAACGGCCGCCGGTGCCTCGGCCAGCTCTACAATGGTGGCCGGACAATGATCGGGTGGGGTATTTCGGAATTGGCATTGCCGACCATGCCTGACGATGCGTTTGACGGCGGCAAGAATGTCGGCGGTGCAACAGTTGCCGTCGCCGGCATTACCGGTGCGATCCGTGGCCGGTATCATACGCTGTCTGATGGCAGAGTTGTTCGCCCGGACCTCGCCATTCTTGACGATCCGCAAACAAGAGAATCGGCTGAATCTGCAACGCAAACAGCGTCGCGATTGAGCATTGTCAACGGCGACGTGATGGGCCTTGGCGGCCCTGGAAAAACCATCACTGCGGTTTTGCCATGCACGGTTATTCAAGATGGCGATCTTGCGGACCAGCTTTTGAATCGCGATCTCAATCCCCAATGGCGTGGCCAAAAAACACAATTCGTTTTATCGTGGCCGACAAATGACGATCTTTGGGAACAGTACCATTCGATCCGCGATGATGAGCTATCGCAAGGCAAGGATCACCCGGTAGATGCGACCGAGTTTTACCACAAAAATCGAATAGCGATGGATGTCGGCGGGCGAACGTCGTGGCCGGCCCGTAAGGGGGAGCACGAATTGTCGGCGATTCAGCATGCGCAGAATCTCCGCCGTGACATGGGAGAAGAGGCATTCGCTGCTGAATACCAGAATGAGCCATTCCGCGACGGCGCGGAAGGCGTTCGCATGTTGACGGCCGACGAAATCACACAAAAGATGAATCGCGTCGAGCGGTTAATTGTTCCAGCCGCCGCAGATCACCTTACGGCATTCATCGACGTTCACGATGAGGTATTGTACTACGCTGTCTGCGCATGGTCTGGCGAGTTCGACGGTTGGGTTGTGGACTATGGCACGTACCCGGAGCAGCGACGCCGACACTTCACGCTTGCCAAAGCACCGAAAAAGCTGAGCATGATCTACCCCGATGTCGGATCGGAAGGTGCGATTCGGCAAGGGCTGGACATGCTGTCTGAAAAGCTGTTGACGGCCGAATGGAAGCGTGACGACGGAACGCCGATTGACATAGAAAAGCTACTCGTCGATGCCGGGTACGAGACGGACCTAGTTCATACGTTTTGTCGCTATGGCGGTCATGGCGCGATTACGATGCCAGCCCGCGGCCTTGGTATTGGCGCTAGCGGACGACCGATATCTGAATACAAAAAGAGGATCGGCGACAAATTTGGCTGGCACTGGTACATTCAGGCACCGACCGCAAAGAGCGCAAACAAGGGGCATGGCCGATACATCAGATTCGATGCGAATCACTGGAAAACATTTGTCCATGCGCGGTTCGTGGTTGACTTGGCGGACAAAGGAAGCCTGTCATTGTTCGGCGAGGATCGGCGCGTCCATAAGTTATTTTCCGAGCACATGACTGCGGAATTGCCAGATCAAATATCGGCCGAAAATACTGGTCGGACCGTCAACGAGTGGAAGATCCGACCAGGCCGAAGCGACAACCACTGGTTCGATTGCATCGTTGGATGCTCGGTCGCGGCGTCACTTGTTGGCGCAAAGTTGGAAGTTGCTCAGCCGAAGGCGCGAAAGCGAGTCCGTGTCAGCATGGCAGAAAAGCAACGCTTACGGAGAGCGGTGCGATGAACGAGCAGGAAGAACCGAAAGAAAAAAAGACCGGCATTGCGTGTCCGGGATGTGGATGTCCGCACCTGCCCGTCCAGTACACTCGCCATAGGTTTGGGCATACGGTAAGGATTCGGCGTTGTCGGCATTGCGGAAGGCGGGTTATAACGCGGGAAAAGGCGGAATAGTACATATCTGTACGAATGTTTCGTGGCGACTTGCCATATGCTAGACATGGTGTAGACTGTAGATAACGACAATTTGAACCGGAAATCCGGCGGCGGCGCGAAGTCTGATCCACCGAGCGTACGCAAGAACAAAGCCATGTGGGGCCACATACCCGCGTGGCTATTTTTGTGCGCTTACGGGCCGGCTTATTGTCGTTTTACAGCGGAGTGGAGAAGAAGACTATCTCGCCGGGCTCATTACCCGGAGACCGTTGGTGCAAATCCAGCCTCCGCTATTAATGGCAGACTCTGAACAGATCAAAGATGCGATTGCCGAGAACGCGACCGGGCCGGCTAAGGCTACGGGCGATAGCGGTAGCGTGGAGCAACATCCACTGAAGGACCAGATCGAAGCCGCGAAGTTCTTGGCATCGCAAGGCGCGATAAAGACCAAGAGCCGAGGTCTGCGGTTTTCTAAACTTGTTCCACCGGGGGCCGTATAGTGCTTAGTTGGTTAAAGCGAAAAATCCGCTTAGTTCCTGCCCGCACGGCTCCGAAGAAACGCGGAGTTCGTGCGGGCTATGATGCCGTAAATCCTGGTGCTGATGTTCGGCATTGGGCTAATGCGGACGCATTGTCCGCCGATTCGGCCAATAGCCTGCATGTGCGGAAGGAATTTCGCCAGCGTGGCCGCTATGAAGTCGCCAATAATAGCTATGCCAAGGGCATCGCCCGAACGATGGCAAGCTATGTCATTGGCACTGGCCCGCGATTGCAGATCAACACCGATTCGGACGAGTCTAACCAGCTTATCGAACGCGAGTTTAAGCGATGGTCGCGCAAGGTAAAGCTGTCTACAAAGCTCAGGCTGATGCACAAGTCCCGAACCGAATCGGGCGAGTGCTTTCTCGTGTTCCGTACCGATCCGAAGCTCAAGTCGCGGATTAAACTCAATTTTGATTTGATCGAAGCAGACCAGGTGACGACTCCAGATTTGTCGTTGCTGGACGAAAATCGAATTGACGGTATCGAGCTAGACGAACATGGCCAGCCCGAATACTACCATATTCTCCGCCAGCATCCTGGCGATATGAGCCAGTTCCACAACAACGAATATGACCCCGTTCCGGCAGATGAGGTTATCCATTACTTTCTTCAGGAGCGACCTGGTCAGCATCGGGGCATACCCACGATTGCGCCGTCGCTGTCTCTGTTTGGCAAACTCCGCCGGTATGTTCTGGCTGTCCTGGAAGCTGCCGAGAATGCGGCCAATATGGCAATGGCCGTTCATACCGATGCGCCGGCAGACGATGACGATGAGGAAGTGCCGGAGTCGATGGAAGAAATCGAAATAGCCCGGAACATGGCTACGTTTCTTCCGGCCGGATACAAGATAACGCAGCTCCGGCCGGAACAGCCCACCACTACGTTTGCCGAGTTTAAAAAGGAAATCATCAACGAAATCGCGCGTTGTCTAAGTATGCCCTTCAATGTCGCGGCGTGCAATAGCTCGGATTACAACTACGCATCTGGCCGGATGGATCACCAGGTATTCTACAAAGAAATCTCGGTCGAGCGTGAGGATATTGCACTGGATGTGCTGGACCGAATCTTTGAGGCGTGGCTGTCTGAGGCTGTGCTTGTCGAAAATTACTTGCCGCAAAATGCACGTGAGATTGATGTAGATCTCGACCCTGAATGGCTTTGGGACGGCTACGAACATGTAGACCCGGTGAAAGAGGCAACCGCCCAATCTATCCGATTGGACTCAAATACTACTACGCTCCAGGACGAATGGGCAAGGCAGGGGCACGACTACGCTCGGAAACTGCTACAGCGTGGTTCTGAAGTAGCTATCGAGCGCGAGCTTGAGATTGATACTGCCAGTCGAATGGCGATTGACGACGAATCAAGTGACGGCCGCGATGATTAAAAACCTACACAAGAAAACGCTCAAGTTCAGTGCGCCAATCGAGGGGCTTGCTACCGTAGGCGCCGTAGACGCTGAGGGCGGCGAGTCGAAGCCGAAGCGGTTCAAGATGACCGCCTACACCGGTGCGCCCCTGTATCAGTGGTGGTCGGAATGGCCTGTCGTTGTTGACCTTTCCAGCATGAAAGTCAACCACGAATCGCGGCCGATTTTTCGCCAGCATGATCCGACTAGGATTGTAGGTCATACCGATTCTATCCGGGTCAATGGGGCGAGCCTGCTTGTCGAGGGCGTAGTGTCAGGCACTGGTCCAGATGCTGTCGAGGTTGCCGAGACATCTGCAAAAGGGTTCCCGTGGCAGGCGAGCGTAGGGCTTTCCGTACAAAACATGGAAGCTATCAATAAAAAGACGACAGTTACTGTCAATGGTAAGACATTCCGTGGGCCGCTCTACGTGGCTCGTGATTCGACTCTTAGGGAAATCTCTTTCGTGCCATTGGGCGCGGACGATAACACAAGTGCAAAGGTAGCCGCTATGGCTATGGAGGGAGAACGAATGAGTTTTGAGCAGTGGCTCGAAGCCCAAGGCCATGTCGCGGATGATCTTTCCGAAGATCGCATGTCCGAGTTGAAGGCCGAATGGGAATCGTTGGATGACGACAAAGATGCCAAGAAGGACGATCCGAAGCCGAAGCCCGTAAAGGCTGCGGATGATAGTCCTGATTTTAATGTCGATCTTCAGGCGGCCCGCAAGGCGCATGCTGATGAAGTTCGTCGTGTCGATGCGATTAACAAGGTGGCTGGAAAATACCCCGACATTGCTGCTAAGGCAATCGAGGAAGGGTGGTCGCAGGAAAAGGCCGAGCTTGGGGTGTTGCGGGCGAAGCGGCCGAATGTCCGTGCGTCTCAAGGCAGTGGAGCCGAGCAGGGACTGCGCACTGTCGAGGCGGCCTTGTGCTTGTCTGCCGGAATCCCCGAAGAGACGGTTGGAGAATCGTTTAACGAACGTACGATGAATGCTGCCGTATCTCGCGACATGCGCGGAGCCGGTCTGCATACGCTGTTCTATGAGACGTTGCGAGCGGCCGGCGAAAGTGTTCGGCCTGGCACGTTTAACAATTCTACTATTGAGGCCGCATTCGTTGCGAGCCAGAAATTGCAGGCCGCTGGCTTTAGCACGGTGTCGCTAACTGGCATTCTCGGCAATGTTGCAAACAAGGCTTTGCTTCG